GCAACAATAGATCCCATTTCTTTTTGATTCATAATTGGCACAATGTTAACAGGGACACCCATATGTATTGCGGCGTTTTTTTGTCTTTCTGCTAACCATTCTGCGTCATGTTCAGGATTTTGATTATCAAATGATTCAAACTCTAATGTTTCATAAAAATTTGCATCTCTCTGTAATAAAGTTTTTAGTTCTTGTTCTTTTCTTTCTAAAAAGTCTATTGCAGTATTAAGTGCAACTAGTTTTGTTTGATCTTCTGAATTTGTAGAATTTGTGTATTTTTCTATGTCTTCTCTGTGTTGTTTTATTGTAACACCAAGTGTACCAACATTCATGTCTTTCCAACCTGATGTGTATTCTTGTGTTAATGCAAACAATGCCTTGTTGTCTGTAATTGATTTTATATCATCTTCGTTAGCAAAATATTTGTTCATTGTTTGAAAGATAACTGAATCTGGTAAAGCATCATCAACTGAAATGTCATCTTCTAACGCTTGTTCTAAAATTACATTTGTTGTTTTTTTATATTTGTTTATTTCGTAATTGTATTTTTTTATGTCACCATTGATGTTTGCTGTAAAACCAGTTGTTAAACTTTTAATCAAACTTTCATTTATTTTGTTTGGATATTTAAATTTTGGAAATACTGCTTTTAATTCATCACCATATATTTTGTGTATGTCTTTGATTATGTCAGCACCACCATCTTTCAATAGTGATTCAACAAATGCTTTTTTTCCTTCAACAGTTGTTTCACTTTCAAATTCTGCTTCAATCATTGCTTGTGCTAGATTGTTAAAATCTGTGTCAATAAATTTGCTTACAGTATCTAAGTTTATAACTTTTTGATTGTTGTATAATGAATTGATAATTACCATATTGTCAGTAACCATCTTTTCAACATCCTCACCATTTTTGTATGCTGTTACAAAATTGTTTGTGTTTGATACAACTTGATCAAGTAATACTTTTGTATTTTCTGCAACTTCTTTTTGGTACTCTGCATTTTCAAGTGCAATTCTTTTTTCCATAATTGCTTTGTCAAATGTTTGAGTGATACCAGTCATCATGTTTGATGGTAGGTTTTTAATAAATTTTTGTTTGTATTTTTCAGCGGCTTTTGTAAAACTTTGGCTGTCTAAATTTTCTCTTTCAATTATGTTTAGGCCTTCTGTCATTTGATTTTCTGCCTTGACTATGAACGCCAATCTTGCACCTTCTTTGTATGCACTACCTCTAATTGTGTTAAATTTTGATTCTGCTTTTGTTAAATTTGTTTTTGCATTTTCAAAATTTTTTGAAGCGGCCATATCTGCTGTGCCTTGTTCTAATCCTTCTGCACTGGCTTTTTTATCAAGGTAATCATTGCCTGCACTAACAACTTTTTTTAATAATGGTGTTATGTTGTCTTGTATCTGTGGTCTTACAAAACTTGCTTGTGCTTGTGGCTGTGGCGTGTTTACTTTCATGTTTTTAGCGCCTCTGCCTCTTACTCTGCCTGTTACTGGGTCTAACGGGTCTGTTTTCATATTATCCTCTCAATGCAAATCTAGTACCGTAGTCTAACAAACTACCAACTGCTTTTTGTCTACCTGCCGCTCTTTGGAATTTGGCTTGTAGCATGTTGCTGTAAATTCTATTTTGTGTTTCAAAATTATCTATGTACTGATCGTATGCATAATCCTTTGCTGTGTCTTTCATAACATCAACAGGTGTACCTTGTGTTACATCAATGCCTGCAGATGAATACAACGCAAGTTGTGTTCCAATTGCTTTACGCATATTCTTTTTTCTTTCACTGCTTCTAATAGCACTTGCTTGTTCCATGTTAAGTGCTTGGTACTCTGTTAATTTTGCTTCAGCATCACCTAGTGCCATTTGTCCATAGGCTTGTGTCATAGCAACAGTACCAACGATATATGGCACTGATTGTGCTAATAAACTTCCAACTGTGGTTGTTCCTACTTGTGTTGCTAAAATTGGTTGTAAAAAGCTCATTGTTCGTTTCCCTTATGTATACTTATCCTTGTGTCCCAAGTGGCACTTTGTATTCAATTGTTGCGCCTAATATTGTACACTTCAACGGCTCATCAACATTTGCTGTTAGTGTTATGTCAGGACCACTGCCACTCAAGTAAACAACTTTTGTACCTGTGTATGTTGTTGGTGTAGAATTTATTGTTGTTGAATTGAATGTTTCAAAGCCAACATCATATCCGTCAAATTTAAGTTGTTGTGTGTTGTTTAAAATTATGTCTGCTCTTTTCTTTGTAATATTTTCACCACGCTGTGAGTATGCTTGGTTAACAATTACAGTTGCAGGTAAAGTTTCTATTGCTGAATCATAATGCAATCCTGCCACAACATTTGTAAATGTTCCAGTTAAATTACCTTGTCCATTTGCATCTAATGTTACATTTGCATGAACGCTTTGATCTGCAACAACTCTTACAGTTGTGTTTGGTAAATGGTCTAGTGTTAAATCATTTTGTAAAGTTGTTTCCTCTGCCAAATATGAGTCCACATAAAATTCTCTGTCACTCATTTTTTCTAAATAAACTTTTTCAGTATTATCAATTGTTCTTTTTGTAAGTACATACAAGTCGTTATCAACTTCACAACAAGCAAGGAAAGTTCCGTCTGTTACAATTCTGCTCCAACCCAATACATCTTTTTCAACATTGATTGACATAACTGCCATTTCGCCATCACCATTTACTACAAACACATAGTTTGAATTTGTGTCTGCAAATGATCTAACAAAACATAAATCTTTTGGTGTGTTAATTATATGGTGACTAACAAGTGTGTAGTTCTTTGCTTGATAACCATCTGTGTTGTAGTTGTATGCAAAAGCTCTAAGTTCTTTTTGTCCACTCAAAAACATTGCTTCTGTATCAACCATAACAGGTTTGTGATGATTGTTTAGTATGCCGTAGTTAGTTTGTCTTGTGATGTTAACACTGGTTGGTGTTACGGGATTACCTTCCATCAACCATTCACCACCACTTGTAAAAATAAACAATTGTTGTACAGAAACTAAATGATGGATAATATTTACTTCATCACTGGCCATTGTAAAAGTTAGTCCAGCGTCATCTGTGATACTACCTTTTGTTCTTTCTTCTGTTGTAATTGTACTAGTGCCTGATGAAGTTGTTGTAGTTTTTTCTATTTCAATTGTTTTTGTGGTTGGTTTAAAATTAAAATATGATGCACTTTGACTGCCAAATATAGTTTGTGGTTTGTCTCTGCTACCGCCAAATATTAATCTGTTTTGGTGAAAGGTTACGCTTCTAGGCCAACCGCCACCATATGTTGCTGATAAATTTGAAAATGCATCAATGTCCCATTCATCTCTAAGTACATCATCATCATTAACTAATTCTTCTTCAACTGTGCAGTATGCTGTTGTGCCATTGTTGACTTGATGTATTTTTGCAAGTCCACCATTGATAGAAATGTGTTGATTAACATGTCCATCTGGCCAATTAGCATTTGTCCACTGATATGTTCCGCCACTTAAATCTAATTGTACATTTGCACCTGCTTCAACATTACCACTGCCTGCTTGTGGATGTCCACTGCCGTATGTAGAAACTGCTGTAACATTTATGCCACTGTCAAATGCAAAGTTAGTAAGTGGCACATAATCAAAATCTAAAACACTTAAAGTCCAACTAGAGTGCGTTGCACCCCTTACAAGTTTGTATGGTCTAAATGTTGGATGCACTAGTATCATTGTGTCTAGTGTTTGTGCGTATTTTAATTCAGGTAATGATGATGCGTCCCATGGTATGCCGGTTGATATAGATGTTTGATGATAATCATCTTTGTAAACATGCACAGCAGTGGGTTCAAACACCAACACATACTCTTGTTCATTACCAAAATTAAAAGGAATCAATCTACTTGCTGTGTCAAAACCAGCATCAGGTCCGTTTGGATTGGTTACAGGGTGGTCATCAATAAATTCAAAACCAGGTCTGCGTTTAACACCACCTTGCGGAAGTATTAACCAGTTTTTACATGTGCGTAAACCTGCCTTGTATATGTTGGTATCAGCCCTTGCTTCCATGTAAGGGCCAACTTCACCTTTTGTAAATAAAAATTGTGTCTGTTTTAATGTCATTAACTTCTCACTATGTACTGCCCTTGATGAGCTCTAATCAAACTTCCTGTTCCAATTATTGAACTAGGTGGATTTTCTTGTCCGTCACTAATTCTTGCTTGTCTCAACTTTTGTTGAAACTCTTGATAAAGTCGCTCATGTATAGATCCAATACCAGTGATTGCTTCTGACATTTCAAATGCCAACTTTGCTACTAGAACTTCTGAAAAGAATGCAGGAAAATCTGCTTCCGCTTGTTGTTCAATGTATGCCAAGTTTGCATTTCCAAGTGTTGTGTATACTTTGTTGTTTTCTATTGAATATTCTGTGTCATAAAAGCCGTTAGCATCAAACAAACCAACTACTTTGACTATGCTTGATGGTAATGCGTAAACTTTTGTGTATCTTTTGTCTAAAATTGTTTCTGATAATTGTGCAAGTGCAACTTTTTTAGTAGCAAAATTCCAGTTTGCATAACTAAACAAACTTTCTTTTACAGTATCGTACATAGTAGAAACTACACTCGCTTCTCTAGTGTTGGCTGTAAAACTTGTAATGGGTGTAGCACCCAATCTTATAAGTGCCTGTGATGCTATTTTCTCTTTTGTCATGCTCATGAATGTATCCTCTACTAATATTTATTAGCAGTCTAGGGCGTGTGTACGCCCTAAACCATAGTTCGTATTACTCAGCAACATCAATCTGCACTAAGCCGTCAGTGTCAATCACTGCACAACCTTGTGTAAATTCTGCTGTTACTAGGTGAGCAACTTTTTGAGGTACATAATCAAATCTTGATGTAATGTCCTTACCAATTGCACATCCAATAGAGTTACGGTCAAACGCATAACAAGCTCTGCTTGATGATGCACCTGTGTTTGTTAACAAGTTTGATACAACAATGTTGAATCCCATGATGTTTGGAATAAAACCAGTTTGTAAACCTTGTGTTGCAACATAGTCACTTGATACTAATGTAGTATCAGTCATCATGTCTGTTAACGCTTTTGGTGAAATAACAAGAATTCTATTGTCGCCCATAGGAATGTCTTTTAAGTTCATTGCCTCTGCCGCTTCAATAAGTTTTGCTTTGGTAAGACCAGCCGCTGTTGCGTCTACAGTTGTACCTGGTGTTGCCGCGTCCATAGTTGCGATAAGTTCATTATCGTATGCTCTGTTAAGAGCGGCCGCAATAGCACCTTGGTATGATTGTTTGTAATCAACATTTGTTCTAAGTTGATCTATGTCTTCAATGTATTCACCAGTAACAAACGAGTTCATAGTAGCCGCTACAGTGGCATGTGCCGCTGTTGAGCCTGTGTATGAATCACCGTGTGATGGTGGTGAGAAAGATGCTGAATCTGACATTGGTAAAATGTCTGCATTTCTCAATTTGTTTTTGATGTATCCGCCTTTACCTAGTGTGTGGAATTTATACTGAGATCCAACAACCCCACGCACAGTTCTAACAGCACCTTGTAATTTTGATGCTTTTTGTTGTGCTAGGTGAGTTACATCATCAGACCACATTTGGATAAATGCGTTTGATACTGTTCCGCCTACTGCCATAGTAAGTTTCTCCTTGTGTAAGTATTAATTTAAAAACTAACTAAAAATTTGGAATTGTTGATCTGTGGTTTCAAGGCTTTTGCAAGTTCTCTTTACTGCACAATCAGTTCTAAACTATAGTTTAAACCCTGTTGTGTTGGGGCACTAGTTAGTGTTATCCCGCTTCAACAAACTTATTTATCTTTAATTTAGTATGTGCATCAATAACAACACTATCCAATAGATAGAAAGTGTTGTTATCATAATTTTTTTAGTCATGTTGATTACAGTATGCACGATAATCAGCAAACCAATCACGCAAGGTTGCTAGTGCATTGTGTTGTGTTGCAAGGTACATACTTAGGGTATGTGCTTTTAAATTGTATTTGCGGTACACAAACTTGTTGAATGTTACCAATTCCTGCACGACCAATACCTTGCTGTGGTTTTATCTTTTGCTGTGCTACATTTGTGCCTAGCACGAAATGATTTGCGCCGTGCTGGGTTTGATTTCTTTATAGTCATGTTGGGATCACCAAAACGGATTGTTTTGATGTTGCCCGTTGATGGATTCTTTACATACACCTTAAACTTTTTGCTTTCGCCTGGTGTACGCATAGGTTTATTAAGTGGTTTTTTTTCTGCCATTAATATTTTTTCTTGCTCTTGTATGTTTTCTTTTTAGACTTTTTGCTTTTTTTACTCTTTGATTTGTACATTTTCATTTTGTATGCCATGTTACCTCCTGCGTAGTGCATGTATTTATGGCAAACGGCTGTCGTTGACTGACTGTAATACCCGCCTCAATTCTGGGTATGTGTTGTTGCCATTGTCGTCAATGCGTTCCTGCACCCATGCACAAAAGTCTACACCGTTGAGCAGATTGCGTACTATGGTTTCATCAGTTTGTGCCAATGTGTCTAACCATTCCATGTACACATACTCGTCTGATATCCAGCTTTCTACATCGTCTTCGTCTTCTACATATAGGTTTTCTTCTGTGTGTGATGGTCCGTATTTTTCGCACTGCTCCCTAAACTTCAATAGGTTACCGCCGTAACGCTCCAATAGTTCTTGTGGTGTAATGTTTTCGTCTTGTTCAAATCGTGTTTTGGTAAATTGATTAGTGGTAACCATAAAAGGTTCCGCATACCAACGATCGCCTTTGAGCTTCTGCATCATTTGGACTTTGTTGGCTAGTTGTTGTGCTTGTTCTTTTTGCATTTGTTTCTCCTTGTTATAAATATTTATTAGCAGAGAGAGGCACCATTATTTGCCAAAAAAATTCATCAAACATTGGGATCAACGACTTTTCAAACAGTGGATCAAGGTACACAA